TCAATACCACCAGTTCCATTAGATATAAAAACATCAGTATAGGTTTTTACAGATGCTACTCCTAAAGTTTTATTTAAAGAATCACAATAATTATGAACGCTTGGACTTCCTGTAACTGCTGTTACATCAAATCTTAATAAATATGCGTTTCCTGAAGTTAAAGTTTCAGCTTGTGAACACGTACTAAGACCCCCATCAGAATCGCCTGTAGATACAAAAGCACCCCCATCTATAGCTGTTGTAACTGTGCTTCCTGAAGTTGTCCAAGCAGCACCTCCATTACTAAAATCACCTTCAGTTACTAAATCATTTCCTAAAGTCGCATTTGTTTGGTCTGCTATATGA